AAGAATTAATTGTGACACTTTTTCCTGTGTTATCTGTGGTAAGTGTTGTGTTTGTGCCTGCCACAAAAGTTAACACACCATTCACTGAAGCAGTGGTAACATCTGTTTGTCCTGCTACTCTAACAGTGTTGAAAATGTTTTGATCAATATTTGGAGAACTGTTTGTGACTGTGATGGAGTTAGCGGCATCATTCAATATGAATCCTATACCACCGCCACCTACAAAGTTTAATGTTGCGTTGGCAGAATTTGCTGTGATTGTTGTATCACCGTCCGATGAAGCAACAGAACCAAACAAGTTTTGATCTACATTGGGTGCTGAGTTTGTGATGGTTACTTGATCACCTACAGCATCTCCTGTGACAGTAATACCTGCGCCTGCTGTAAATGCCAACGTGTCTGTGGATGTGTCTGCTGTGATTGTAACACCACCTGCCAACACATTTTGAAATATGTTTTGATCCACATTGGGTAAACTGTTTGTGATTGTGATTAAATCATTCACAGCAGTCATTGTGATACCAGCACCAGTTTGGAAGTTCAGTGTGTCCACGTTTGAATTTGCAGTTGTTGATCCACCTGATGGTGTTATTGCAAAAGTTTTGTAAGCAAAGTTATCAGATACATTGTAATCGTTGTTGCTACCTGTGTATGCAATTTGTAATTTGCCAGCAACCACAGTGGTTGAAATGTTTGTTCCACCCACAATACTCAATGTGTCTGTGATGCTTGAAGCAGTAATTAATGTATCAGTATCGTCTGCCACTTTGTAGAAAATATTCTGATCCACATTGGGTGCCGAGTTTGTTATTAATACTTGGTCAACTGCACCGCCAGGTCCTGAACCTGTTCCGGTAGCACTTACAGTGATTCCTGATCCACTGCCTATGTACAACACATCGTTGGGATCGTCTGCTATTAATTCAACATTATCCCCTGGAGTACCTATGGCAACAATTTCAAAGTTGTTGGCTTCACCACCCACGTTACCTGTGTAGTTGATTGTCAATGTACTTCCCACAATGCTTGTAGAAATTGCTGATCCGCCCACAACATTTAAAGTGTCAGATGTGGTGCCTGCTGTTTTACTGCCTGAATCTGAACCTACAGTTTGAAAAATGTTTTGTTCTGTGATAGAACTATCAATTTGAATAGTGTCATTGCCAGCATTAGGTGTGATCACAATGCCTGCACCAGATACAAGAGTTAATGTGTCGTTGACAGAATCTGCTACCACATCTGTAACACCCACTCTCACTGTGCCAAACGCATTGGACAGTGTTTGTGTGTTGTTGATAGTGATTGAATTTTCGTCTGTTCTTGTCACAGATACATTTGTACCTGCTTTAATTTTCACATCATCTGTTGCTCCTGATGAACTCTGCAATCTTAAAACTTGATCACCATCTCCGTCTTGAGCACTTGCTATACCATAGGTTGTATCGGTATCCGTACTGGTGAATGTTAATGAATTTGAATTTCTTGTGATGCCTACATTTGTGCCTGCAACCAATGTGATATCTTGTATAGCATCTGAGCTGTCTCTTAATCTTATTTTTTTACTGTCGACATCATCACCATCTGTACCTGTTAATGTGTAAGTGGTATTTCCGTCTGCCCCTCCACCCACAACATTGTGAGTGATAGTTAATACATCTGTGCCATTTTCTTCTGTGAGTGTTGTTGTGACATCACCTGAACCTTGAATTTTTAATGTGTTGCCTGGCAATATGGTTCTTGCCACAGAATCATCTGCTGTAACAATTAATCCACCGCCACCTTGAATGGTAACATTTCCACCACCGCCACCTTGTCCTAATAAACTTTGTGTGTCTGTTAATTCAGAAATGTCTGAAGGTATTGTGGGCGATCCTTGTAGTTCACTGTATTGCAATGTGAATGGTGTTCCAGCAATACTTAATGTTTGTGTTTGAACAGAATTAACACCAACAAGATTAGAATTTGTAAGATCAAGATTGTCATTGATCGGTAATTCTTTTATCTTGTTACCGTCTGCTGTGTCTACTACTAATGGTATTCTATTTGCCATATTTTTATCCTTATAATGCCGCTATTCTTGTTTGGAAGTCAGCAAAGTCGGCACTTGCCGCTACTGTTGATTTCAATGTTGCTAAACTTACATAACCTGGTATCACACTATTTACAGCATCTACAAGTAATGTTGAATCATCACCAAACACAGAACCTTTTATATCTCTGATTGTGTTAGTTACATCTAGTTCTGCAAAGTTTTCGTTAATTTTTTTAAAAGCGGTTCTTAAAGGATCACCGTCACCTTTGTTTGCACTTGATCCAATATTAATAATTTGTATTGCCATTATACTCTACCTACTACTGCTTCTATGACACCTTCACCGGCATCTGTTTTGTTTTCTAATGCTTTACCTATCACTGTGCCCACTTTAGGATCAATGCTTCTTACAGCAAATCCTTGTGTGCCTGAACTTATCAACATGTCACCTTTTTGTACAATACCAACAACTTTGATTGGAGTTCTTCCAGTCAATGCCACTGCTGTCACATTGTCACCTTCAAGTGCTGTGTTCATCAAGTGTGCTGGATTTTCAGAAACAACTCCTGCAACTCTTGTGTCGCCTCTTAATGCTGTTGTGGTTACTTCTGCATCTCCACCAAATATTAAAACTGTTCCCACTTCGTACTGATTGTCAGCAAGATAATTCTCAGCCAAGTCAGCATATTGAGCCTTTGTGGCTGTGCCATCAAAAATTTCTGCGTATACATTTTTAAATCGTTTGCCAGATGATGAACCAATATCAATGTTATCATTACCTGGAATTAAACCTTGTGCTGTTGCTATTACAGGAACAACACCATCTGCCACAAGTGCTATTTGACCTTCTGACGATTCGTCTAGTCCCACAATGTAAGGATTTCCTGATCCCAATGCTATACCTGTAAAGTTAGCACCTTTGCCTTCTGATTCAATATATTTTGTGTAGATGTAAGTTGAAGCCAACGCAGGATCTGTGTTTTGTGCTGATCCGTTGTCGTTGCTTGGAGATGTTGATGCATCTGCTCCACCAAATCCAAATTGATTTCCAGCGAAAGTTTGTACTGTGTTGTTAGCATTTGATCCTACTGCTGTGTAAACTGTGACTCCACCTGGTGTTGTTACTTGTAGTGTGGAAGCAGAAATGTCAAACACCAATGTGCCATCAATTGCTAATGAACTCACATCCAATTGTCCTGTGGCATCAGTTTTTATAATACTGTTGGCTTCACCTGTGTTGGACACATTGGTGTAAGCATAAGTGTTAGCACCCGTTTTAATCAGTGCATTGCCTGGATCAGCCGCCGCTCCTATTTCACTTACAAAATCTCCATCTTCCAGTCCACCACCTGTTCCAACTATTGTTGAAAATGAAACTGCCTCTGGTGCACCAGTGCCTGCTGTTGATCTACCATATGCGAATGCATTATCTAATTCAGGTAAATCTGCAAAATCTACTGAAGCACTTTTTAATGTTACCCAACCGTTAGTTACTGTGAAGTCTCCTGAATCAAAACTTACTAAACCTAAATCTGCTTGAGTAATACCTGTATCATTGGCTCTTGTTGTTGCCGCCTGCATTGACAATTTACTTTGGCTGATTGCCGCTGTTGGTGATACATCTGCGTTTATGATTGTTCCTGCATTGAGTTGGAAGTTGATTGTTGTTTGTGAATTTGTTCTTGTGGCAGTGACTGTGATATCTGAACCTGCATCTTCAATTCCATTACCTATTTCATCTATACCAGCATTGGCCACATTGGCTGTTACACCTGAACCGTTATCAATTAAATCATTTGTGTTGAAATCTGCTACAGAAGTTTGATTGTATGAAATTCTTGTGGCTAATCCATAACCAGGAACATTTTCTTGAATTAAATCATAGATAACTCCTGTTGCCGCTGAATTTGATCCAGTGATTGTTTCACCACCTCCAAATGATCCACCATTGGCTGGTGTTGTGTAAATTCTTTTTGCTCCGTTAAACACCAACATTTGTCCTGATGATATAGGAGTTGAAATATTAACATCTCTGTTGTCTATTAATTCATCTGTGTCGTAGTTAACTTGGTCCACATACGATTTTGTTGCGGCATCTTGATCCACGCCTGGGTCTTGTAAATTTTGTATTTTGAATCCACCTGCTCCAATGTTGTCTGTGAATGGAGTAGATCCATCTCTTGCCACAGCACCTGCTCCAATTGGATTTGATACCAGTTGTCCTTGGTGATCAAAATGTAATCTTCTGTTGACATATCCTCTAACAGCAGATTCTGTTGGCACTGTGTCAGAAGCATTGTCAGTCATTGCTGTGTCAGATGAAAATTCTGCTACAACAACACCACGTTTAAATCCAATACCATCCAAGTTACTCAAAGCAATTGATGCCGAGAATGTTACACTTCCTGTTCCTTGGTCAACTGTAAAGAACTTACCAACTCTAAAGAATCCGTCTTGGTCAGTTGAAACATAGAACACTCTGCCTTTACCACGTTCATCAACTTCTTGTGCTTGTACTGGTGCTTGTGGATCACCAAATACCACATTAGGATAATTTGTTGTGTTGAATCCGCCTGTTCCTATATCTAAGAAGTCATGTCCTGTGGCTCTACAAGTTGAAATAGAAATAGTTAACGTTCCTGTTTCTCCTGCCGCCAAGTTTGCTCTTAAATTTACAGATTCATTCAGTCTGTACATAGAACTGTGCAGTCCACCACCTATTGGAGTGGCATTGATATCACTCACATCTTGAATTGTAAGAGTGGCATATGTTGTTCTGTCTGTGTAACTTGTGATTCTGTGAACTTTTCCATCCCAACCAAAAATCATGTCACCGTTGTTTAATCTTGTTATGTCCGATGCTTGTGTTAATAAATCAATAGCAATAGTGACATCACCTGGAGTAGCACCCATTGTAGTTCCTGATCCTGCATAAGTGTTGTTCTGAACTTCAGTCTGGTTGACATTCATTTTTACTGTGTCGAATGGTGCGTCAATTCCAATAATTGCCGATCCCGAAGGTAAAGGATTTCCAACAGCATCATTGCTTTGGAAAAATATACTTCTGTAAACATCAGATGTTAATTCATCAAACACAATTGCTGTGGAAGGTCTTGTAGGTGACTCATCTTCTAAGTCATCAAATCTAAATGATCTGCTGGATCTAATAGTAACTGTTTGACCATCTACTAATGGTGCTTTAAATCCAGTTGTTGAAGTTAAATTTGAACCGCTAGTTCCCAAATTAACTTTGTAAACTGTGCCATCTCTTGTGGCTGGTTGTGAAGGTGCTACTGTTGATTCAACATTTGTTATTTCGTATCTTGTGATACCTACTGCACCACCATGATCAATTTCTATTTCTGATTGACTGTATGGAATATAATCTAGATCAAACACATACACTGCTGTACCTAGAAGTGGTTGATCGTAATCTACTGAACCGTCATCGAACACCATTCCTTGTTGAGTCATGTTGTCTGCCAATGTTATGGCATCAATTTTTTCATTTGGATTAGAACCTTCAGCAACTAATCCATAATCACCATGTGCTGAAGAACAATTCAATGCACGAATTTGTCCACCGTTGTTTGCATACATGGCAATGTGAGTGTAATATGTGAAAGTGGATACTTGTTCAGATAATCCACCATTGGTAGCAACCAGTCCGTATGCTAAATCATTTATTTGTACGAAGTCATTGGCAAGCAACGATCTGTTACCTGCTGTTTGAATTATTATGTTGTAAGGTGTGGCATAAGTTCCGTCCCAACCATTAGTGGCATTAGAACTCGCCGCCAATAATAATGTGGCTGTTCCGGCGCTTTGATCATAATCTGTGATTGCCGCAACTTGATATCTTGCTCCCAGTATGTAGAATGGACAAGGTGTTTGCGGTTTACGTAAAAACAATCCTGTTCCAGCCGTTGACGCAACTTGAATATTGAATGCGTTGGTTACTCCTGTAACTGTGGTTTCAACATTACCTGCATAACCATCAACATACATACCACCTCTGAATGATTTTGAATTTACACTTTGTGAAAAAGATGATGCTGTTTGTGTGTACGGAGATTTTGTAAGCACTTGTCCATTTGGATCTAATACTTCAGCAAAACCACCATGTGCTTGGAATGTGATATTTCTAATCACCGAAGCATCGTTCATTAAGAACACATCCATTTCTTTATTGTTAATGGCTGTGTTGTATGCCGCGTTTGCTGGAGGAACCGAAGTGTTAATTGGTTTTGTTACGTCTTGTGCATAATGATATCCATATTCTTGTGTACCAATTGTTAATCCATCAAACGTTGTGTTTCTAAAGAAATATATATTTGCCCACGGAGATTGTGAAATTGCATCTAGTGGTCTTATTATAGTTCTTCTAAATTCATCTCCTTTGATTGATACGTTTGCAGGAACTTTAATAGGCAAGTGTTCTTTGTAAATGCCTGATTCAACTCTAATTGTGATCTGTTTTTCTTTTACTTTGTTACCAAATTCCATTTGTTCACCAACTTGGAAAGGTACTGGCTCTCTTAAAAACATCTGTACTGTGTCGTTGGATGCACCTGCTGTTACTGAAATTATTTCACCTTTTGCTCCAGAAGTTTTACCTACTATAAGTTTTCCTGGAACTAAATCTTTGTTTGTTGGTTGATTTTGATCTACAAAACCTGTGTTACCGTTTGAAATTGTTATGGTGTATGTGCTACCATCCACTGCTGTAACAATATAATTGTAATCTTGTATTATCCCTTTTATTATGATAAATTTTGCATTGGCAGAATCTTTTCCTGACTGAGGAACCACTTTAGTGATATCAATTGTTTGCGTAACATTACTCTGATATAAAGTACCAGGTGCAGTATTAGTTAAAACAAAGTTAACCACTAAACTTTGAGCAAACACAATTGCTCCCAGTGTTTCAGTTGATTGTTGATTGATTGCTTTTAATCCACTGTTGCTGTTGTAATATCTTTTTCCTGCTTGAATAGATTGTGAGTTTGCTGTTAAACCACTCAATACATCAATAACCACAGCATCTTGAATTAATCCTAAATCTCTTTCACATAATGCTGTATCATATGAAAAATTTGGATACGTAGCATTTATGTAAGCAATTGTTTCTTTAATAATGAACTCTCTGTTAGCCGCCATTAAAAATTCTAATTGAGTCTGTGCTGTTGGTGTTGTTATGCCTTTTGTTGTTACTGTGGAATTTCCTAAACCATTGTTGAAAGTTATTATTTGTGTGTATGGTCCTGCTTCAAATGGAGATGTTTCAATGATTTGTTCTGCTCTTTGAGCCGCTTTAGAAATAGTTTTGTAAGCATATGCCAATGATCTACCATATTTGTCAGCAGGAACTCCTGCCATTGTATCATCACCATCTAGACTTACAAATATATTTGTTGTAGAAGCATACGATGTTGTGTCAACGTAAAATTTTGAAGCCGCTTGTAAATCATCAGCATTATTTGGAGTTCCTGAACCTGATAAATCACCTGGGTGATCACTCAAGTAAAGAGCACCAGTCATTGTGTCACCTTGACGTCTTACTGCAGATGTTCTTTGTATTGCTTCTGTTGAAAGATAATTTCCTGTAAGTGAACTGTTGTATGCTCCATCAGTTATTGTTTGAACTCCAGTACCTCCTGATACTGTGATTTTAATTCTTGTTGTATCGTTGTCATTGGTTGCTTCTGCTGATGATGTGTGCAATGAAATTGTGTTAGCATCAACATATCTAATATAATAGTTTTGTCCGCTTGTGACATTGTTGGCATCTGTTCCAGTTGAATTGTAAACAAAAGGTAACCCATTTGATGTTGTTGTAAATCCGTGTGTTGGAATGTTTAAATTTCCACTTGCATAGGCTGAAATTGTTTTTGTGTATTCAGTTGCATCTGCAGGCTCTGTACGAATTCTAACTTCTCCAGCAACACCACCAACTCCTGAACTTCTAAGATATCTTCTATCTGCATAACCTTTATCGATAACCAAATCGTCTTCGGTAATACTTGTTCCGTGTGTGCTGTTGAAATCATCCACTGCTGTTTGACTGATGCCCACATTACCGATAGCATATGTATTGGCATTTATTGGTCCACCTAAGTCTGGTGCAGTGTCTGTGTTAATATTGATAGAATCAACTGTGAGTATAAGATTGTTAGGATCTGCAAAGTTCACTGAAATACCTGTACCAGATATTCCTTTCATCTCAATGGCTGTGCCAGCCGAATTTGTAACAGGAATTTTGTTTGCGCCTAATTGATCAGGTGTATCACTTAATGTCGTGAAACCTATTTGTCCACCTTGTCCAAATACAGCATATAACTCTGTAAAGTTTTCATTGGATTTGTTGAACGCATCTCTAATACTATCACCAGTACCGTCGTTCCCTTCTATTCCAATATTAACAAATTGTTTAGCCATTTACCCTGTCCATATCAAATTGAATGCTTTCTCCACAACCACAAGCACTCTTGGTGTTTGGATTGTTGATTTGAAACTGTGAACCAAATACTTCATTAACGTAATCAATCTCAGTTCCAAACAAAAACATCACACTACTGGTATCTATCACTAATTTCCCACCATCAACTTCGATTAGTTCATCTCCTGATTCAATTTGTGATTGATCAGCAAAACTCCAATCATAGGAAAAACCAGCACATCCACCGCCTTTAATACCCAATCTAACAGCATACTTGCTGTTTTTTTCGCACAGTGTTTTAATTTGCGTCTGTGCAGTGCTTGTCAGTGTTAAAATAGCCATAATGCAATGTTGTCGTTTGTTGTATTTATGGAAATTTTACAAATGCTAATGTAAATACCAGTATGTATTTAGGTGAAAAAATTACAGTGTCCAAGACAGAACGTGTGAGCAAACTGGGTGTGAAACACCAATGCAAACGCACTAAAACGTTTCATGTCTTTAAATGTGATGCGTGTGAAAAAGAATTTAAAAGAGCCAAAGGCAAGGTTGAAAAAAAGCGTTTATCTACTTTTTATAAACACGTGTGTTCTGAATGCGACCCAAAACGTTTTGCTCAACAACAGGGTGTAAAACAAAGACAAGTTTTGGGTATGAACGCATCCAGTGATATTCCTATCAGTGAATTGTGATTACTCTGATTTCCAAATAGTCCAACCACCATACACAATTGCCGCATAAGCAACAATCGAAGCGATCGGTTTGAAAATTAGGAATGAGATTCCTGCCACTATCAAAAGAGCACCATCCAATGTGGTTCTTTCTTTGATTCTAGCATTCATCCATTTTTGTACTTGATTGATCATATTAGTCTCCTTTTTTTTAAGATTGTAGTCTTAAATTTATTGACTCCCAATTAATTATTCTCATCATACCTTCTATGTATTTTTTCTTGGCATCTTTAGCAGGAACATAATCCGAAAATGAATGTTCCCACATATCCACAGGCATCAGAATGTCTGTTTTGTATGATTGATTTGGGGTAATTTTGATAGAACCAGTTTTGGCAACATACACCCAACCAGAACCTTGTATGGTCATTGCTGATCTAATCAATTCTTTTTTGAATGCTTCAAATGATTTGTGTTTTGATTCTATTAAAGTTTTAATTTCACCAGTTGGTTTATTGCCTGGACGAGGTGCTTGTAATTGTAGCCAAAACATATTGTGAAGTTTTGCTCCACCGTAATTAAAATCTGCATCACCTTCACCATCATTGTATCTTCTCACATATGCTTTGGTTAATACATTGTAATGATAGTCAATGTTTGCTTCAGACAACACAGGTGATAGTTCTTTCATTTTGAAAGGCAGTTTCACCACTTCTAGTTTTGATTCTCTGTTTTGTTTTGATTCTGTGATATGTTCTAGTTTCATAACGATATTTATCGTTATACTAATCCCAACTCAACAGCCTGATTGTGTAATTGTTCTGCGGCAAGATTCTTTGTCTTGGCTTCAACCTGTATGTCTAATTGTGGTAGGAAACTCAATGCCCATTCATTCACAGCACGATTTGGTAACAGTTCGCTATGAGCTCGTAGTTTTTGTTTCTTACATCCTTTTGATAACAGTGTTTCCATATCATGAAAGCCAGTGTGCATTGTGTCTACATCGCTGTATGCTGGCGTCAACCATTCATCTCTAGAATAAGAATAATGCATGGTCGGTCTCACACCACGCCACGAGTCCACAACTCTTTTAACTCTGTCGTCATCGGGTTGGATGTATTCCTCGTCTCGAATCAAGTGATGATGTATGTCTAGTACCAACGCACAATGTTTTTCTAATTCTAATGAAGCGTCTAAACCCCAACACATTTCATCATTCTCTATGGTGATTAAGTTTCTTGCTTCTGGTGACAGTCGAGATAATACTTTTATAATACCCGCTGGTCCTTGTTTGCCTGAGATGTGTACATTAATTTTGCAACCATCTTGGAATGATTTGCCAAAACCCATCCAACGTGCCATGTTCACATGATATTCAAATTCGTCTATGCTACGATCCACAATGTCCGGAGTTTCACTTGCTAACACAGTAAACTGTCCTGGATGAAAACTGATCTTCACATCATGCAGTCTTGCCAAATCTCCTGCTTCTGCAAAATGCTTTTCACAATATTTTATAACGTCTGGTTTATTCCAATAGTGTCGCCAGTCAGCCTGCGTTGCCACAGGTAATATGGGAGATGAAATTCTGCACATGCGTCTGCTTTTAGGCAGTGTGGAAGCCTTCAGTATTAAGTTCTTAATACCGTCTATGTTGTGTTTAAAGACAAAGGCTAATTTTTCTTCTGCTTCGTCTTTGTGTTCATTCAACCAACGCACAGTTGTTGAACGTGTGTTCATTGGTCTTTCAATTTCTTCTAACTGTTTTTTTTTAAGAGTTCTATCATGGTGGAACCATTGACAGCAAAATCCAATACGTCTAATCATGCTGTATTATAGCACACATTTTGGTAATTGTCAAACATACATTGTGTTAAAACTGATCGTAATTCTGTCGTCTGTTTGATTGGGGTTGGTGTAATGTTCCAACCAACTAGGAAATAGATACAACGATCCTTGTTCACAAGCCACTTCAACATTTTTAATGTTATACTCTGTGTTCTTAACAAAGAACTCGTGCATTCTGTAAGGGTCTACTGGACTTTTAAAATTTAGTCCCACACTGTCTTTATCTGCTTTAATATAATATGCCGCACTCACCACACTGACTTCATGTCTGTGTAAATTTACACTTTGACCTTTTTGTAAAATATTAAACCAACTCATACCAATTTTAACATTGTTACCCAATCCAACTTTGTCACAATAAATGTCAACTGCTTGTTGTAAATCTGCTTTCAAATCCTTTAAATCTTCGTGATCCAAAATATGTTTATCACTTTTCATATAACTGCTTTGAGCACCAGACACTAACGCATGTGACCCAGTGTCCCAAGTCTTAATCAGCTCTAAAAGTTTTATGTTATCTTTGTGATCAGCAAAATCAAATTTTAACAAAGGTGTTGCGAACATGTTTGCTATATTGTAATTCATTTCCAATTCTCCTTACACCAGGGATCCTGGCAATGTTTAGGTTGAGGATCTCCATGAAACACAGCAATAGATGTTTGAGGGTGTATCTTTGGCACACCTGGAGATATAAAATCTTTTGTTCCGTCTTGGTTTCGTACCATAGGAGGTTTTCCTCGCATCTCCCATTTGTAACTCTGTATCCATTCATCGGGCCAAAAATTAAAATCATTTTTAACTTGAGCATACAGCCAATCTTGGTCTCCGTGAAATCTACGCACAGGTGCGGCTGGGTTTTGTATAAAATCTCTATAGATTTGAGGATGTTGACCAATGTTCCATCTCACCACACTGCTGTTGAATCTATTCCATTTAGGATTATTGCATCTATTAAAATCTCTAATCACACAAAACTCGTTAGGTTTGTATGTTAATAAATTGTCTATACTTCTAAAAACTATCACATCAAGATCAATGTATAAAACTGTGCCTTGTGGATCTCCTAAAGGTAAACTGGGATTGAACAACAATGGTTTGTGCCACCAACCACTTACTCCATATCCTTGTGCAATAGGCATCACTCTGACTGTGCTGTTTAATCCTTGTGGATTTTCTGTAAAGCAAACAAATTCAAATGGTAGAGTGCAATATCTACGTACCATTTGTTCCAGTGTATTCACATACTCCGGACCATACTTGTTACCCCATTTTAAACAAACAATGTAATTGATCATTAGCCTTCGTAGATTGCACTGTTGGCTCCATGCTCAGCACATTCAACTTTTATCACATAACACCGATTGTCTGTTGCTTCACGTATAAGTTTGTCTGCAAAGTTAAAGGCGTGTTCGGCAAATTTCTCTGCACCAACACCATCAAACATTCTAATATCTGCCAAGTCCAATGCTTCAAGTTCTTTAAATTTTTCTAAATGTGGATCATCAATATCTAAACAAAGTTTGTGGTCAAAACTATCTTCCAGCCATTTCTTTAAAGGTTTCAAACCTCCAAAGTCCACTGCCCAGTTTTTGTTGTCTAATGCGTCACAACCAAATGTAAATGTAAATGCTAATGAATACCCATGTAGCAGATGACAGTGTGAATGATCTGCGTTGGGTTGTCGGAACACTGCGGATAAACCTATATTGTGTCCGTAATGTTTTGTGCTGTAATGTTTCGCCAATGTAATCTCCTTGTAAGTTTAAATTATAATATGTTTTTTCAAGTCTGTCAAGGGAATAATTTTTAAATTTGGTATATCTTGCCAACTTTCTGGTAATGGAAAATTTTCTTCCACATAGTAATTGAATTTTTGTTTGGGATAATGTTCAAATATTTTTTTATTTTGATATATCCAATACGATGGATCAACTTGTTGTTTTGAACTGACATCATAAGATTTGGTATCTTTGTACATATTATTCACATATCCTTCAACTCCAAACAGATCAAATCCCACAATATGAATATGGTCTGTGACAGCATACTGTAGAGCAATCAACAGAGCATACTGACCCGTTCCCCAATGCCAAGGATCATCTTGTCTCAGTTCACCATGATAAGGTAAATCAGGCACAGGCATCACGTCAAAATCTTCATACCAATCCTGTCTGGTGTACACACAACTCTGTTGAGTGTTTACATGAGTGATGGCTTCACGAACCATACGTCTGTCACAGCACACTAAATGATCTACTTTTACATCTCTAAATATTGCGTTGCAACCAACTGTGGGCAAGTTGAATGATTCTACATCAAGTTCTGCTCGACTCTCGCCATTTCCTATTACTAACATATTAAATACCTTTATAATGAACAGTTCTATTTACACAGATGTGGTCGAATGGATGGCTAAAATTGTAAAACCACAAAAAGGTTTCAATGGAGTTGCAATCTGTCCTTATGCCAAAAATGCATCATGGTCCATTGTTGAGTGTGAAGGAATGAACATTGATGTTGACCAATGTCAACAAGAAGTCACTATATTTGTGCTTCCAAAAAAAATTAGTAAGTCAAGATTAGAAACTTATGCATCAAAGTTGAAAAAACAATATCCTGAATTTGTGTTTTTGCCGGATCATAGACAAGCCAAAACTAAAATGAAAAACATAACAACAAGTAATGGCAAGCACAATTTATTACTAGTGCAACAAAGAAAAAAATTAAATGATGCTAGGAAAAATCTTGACAAAGGCAGTTACTACAACAACATGACTGTGGAATACAAAAATAAATTGTTTGATTATTAACGGTTTTTTCTTTTCTTAATTTTGATTGTTTCTTTTTTGATATTTTTAAGTTCTGTCAACACTTCAGCAAATCTTTTGTTTGCACTATTCAACAATTTGAATATGTCTTTGACTGCATAAATTACCCACCACCACCATGTGAATGCTGTAATGGCAAATAACAATGATATTGCAGATACAAAATAATCGATCCAAGATGTAAAATCAAATGCCAGTACGATACAAAGAATCATCAAGGCAGTTAATGGTGCAACTTTACCAAGCCACTCCCATATGCCTACTGATTTTTTTATTGAGAAATATTTCCGAAAGATTTCCATTCGCCTGGTGTGCCTGTGTTAACACATATCCAGCCAACTACACTACCTGGTACAGGATTAGAATTCCAAACAACATCACCTTTAGCATGGACACCAACTGTTGGTGTGTCATCTGCAACACTGAAACGTTTTCCTTCCAATCTTACTGGACCGGCTACTTCAAAGTCTGCATCGTCTCTTATGTTGTTGATGCCTACTGCAAGTTTTCCGTGTATCTTGACTTTCTTATCTGTTCCACCTTGAGTTCCGATAGTAACGTCACCGTTTGCTTTTACAAGTATTCTGTCTGTACTATCTGTTTGAATTCTTAAATCGTGTGTTGTGTATGTCCCAACTTCAGCATCTACATCATTGGGTTGAACTCTAAATTCAACATAGTTAGAAGCCACAGACAATTGTCCATTACCTGCTTCAATACCAACACCCAATCTATTCATTCCTGAATTCCAGAAGACAAACTGATCAATGTTCATATCACCATTTACTGCTAATCCGTTCAACACACCAACTGATCTTAAATTTGATCTTCTAACTGTTGGACCTAATTCTTCTGCTGAAAGAACAAGTGTGTTATCAATTGAGTAATGTGCATCTCTGTGTAAATCTAAAGTGTTCGAACTCCACAATCTATCTGGATTTGCTTGGAAGTTCAGCATCTTTGTGTTGCCAAATCCACTCCACTGCAAACCTTTGCCGTAGATTGGTGTTGTTTCTGAGCCAGCAAAATTAACTGATTTAGTAGAATTTACAACTGATTCGTCAGCAGATGCGTGTACACTAAGGCTTTCTATTGCATCGCCCAGTGTTACTAATCCATTTTTAATTGAAATTATGTCGTCTCTAATGCTCATATACAGTTATTTATCTAACTGCTCTTAACAAAATGACTTCAGAATTGACACGTCCATTCAGTTTAATGCCCATTGTTTTAACAGCATCAAACAGCTCTATTACCTTCTTGGGTCCTGAATTAGCAAACTGTTTCAATTGCTGTTCAGGGTGTCTGAGTGTTTTTTGAACACTGTTTTCTTCATCAAATCCTTTTATGGATGTTCCTTTTACTGTTAACCCTGTGCCTGGTCTGCTCAACCCTCGTGGATCTAAGACCTTTGCTTTGTAGTGTCCTAGTTTCCTAGTCTTGGTGTTGTACACCCACAGTTGTTCAGCATATATAATTTCTGTTGCATCGATTGATTTGAGTAACAATTTTTCATCTTCCAATCTGAATTGCATTTTAGATACTAATTTCTCAGGTGACTTCTCTTTTTTCTTTCGTGGCTTACGATTAGCATTGGCAATTGATATCATTCTGTCGCAGGCTTCAAAAATATTATCGTATGCTTTGATTCCTTTTTGAATCACACCATTGTCAACATCTTCATAAGACTCTAACAGTTGTCTCTCTTCCGAATCGTTATCTTCGTCCTCTGTAATTTCTTTAAATGTAAGATTTTTTTCTCTTAAACTCAATAGATCCTTATATTCCTGATATTGAGGTTCGTACATCTCCATGATCTTTCTTGCATGTACACCGCCTACTTGTTCTTTCTTGAACACGTCCACCAATTTAAATTTATCAGGATCAAATTTATCAGGTTGAATTACATATCTATCCAACCAAACTTCGATTGGTTCCAGTATTTCATGAACTCTTTTTTGAATCCGTTCCTGAATTGTAGGTTTTTTTATTTCTTGAATCTCGCTCATACTATGTTCTTATATAGTCTCTTCAGAGAAAAATCAAGTTTTTTTCTTTCTTTTGCTTTCTAAAAGTATTTGTTTTGGTGTCTTTGCACCGGGCGAAAGTTTTGTAAATCTACAAGTAAACAACTTCTTTTTGCCTTTAGAAGTAACAATCACAGGCTGTCCGTGCTCATCAGTTTCAATTGATTGCACAGTGGCTAGAACATTTCTAAATCTTCCAACTTCTATTTTATCGCCTCTTTTGATGTCTACAGTAAATGATTTCATTTTTTTGGACCTATGTATCCTGTTAACAAAATTATCAATGTGAATATTGTAGCAAACACAATTAGTTCCATTAATTCACAAAAGCATTAAAACTAATGCTGATCCTTTCATTGTCTGTCAACTGCTGTTCAACACTGTGTTCAATGTAACTTGGAAAAAGCAACAGTCTACCAGTTTTAGGTGTGAAACTGTGTGTTCTTCTTGTCATGTCATTGATCACTGAGGGTGCTTTCCAGGGCCAATTGCTAATTTTATTCTGATCGTGGAAACTAATTCTTGCATCATTCTCTTCTGCTTGTACATAATAAATTCCGCTTATGGTGTCTGGAACATGATTGTGAGGTCCGTGACTGCTGTATTTTCTATTGTTGTTGAACCAACTGCCTGTGAGATTACAATAACCTTCAAGACCTAACTCCTTCACTGCTTCAACAACATTGCCCATAACAAAATTTTTTATGTCTTTGCATTCATCATAATCTAATATATTAGTGATTGGACCATAACTGGTATAACCTTCTTTTGTATATGACATTGCTTTATTGGGATTGTTCTTTTCAATTTCTTTGAATAACGGGACAATTTTTTCTCTAAATATTTCTGCTTCACTGTATGTGAATTCCCATATTGGCACAGGAAATATTTCGTGTCTTTTCATTAGACGTCGTCACCTTCCATCACATAGAAACTTGAACCTTTGCCTGAGCTGTCTTCTTGCAGGTAGTAGTCCACACCATCTATCGTCACTTGACTGAACACTTTGAATCCGTCTGCATCTTCGTAATCAATATTCATTTTCTTAAAGTTGATGCCGTCTGGTCCTGTTTTAATTAAATCTTCTGTGTACCAACCTCCCTTGTTGAAGTATTGCCCAAACATATAATGTTTATCCTTACAGCTCTTTGAACCTGAGTTATGCTTGGCTACACATTTGATTTTGACTCCCAACTTTTTAAAGTCAGCGAAATCTATCTTTTGATCTTCTGGGAAGCCTCCATCCTCAGCCATTAAGGTGTCACCATCTTTGTCCATTTCCGTTATGGTCATGGTCTGTCCGTCCGCTAGCTCTGGTCCAGATATATGACAGATATCATCCTGTTCGTGAAATGGTCTGTCGAACTGTGCATCTTTAGGTACATCCTTGTTGGCTTCTTTGGCATCGAAATCTATGTCTACCATGTACTGTTCGAACTTGTCGTTGTTGTACCAATATTCAAATTGTGCCGATGTTATGGTTCCCATACACACCTCACCTCCGTACCTTGCCAAGTCTAACTTAAAATATCTTATTGGATTTTTGATTGCTTTTACCAATGCTTTTTTCTTTTTACTGCTAACTTTTTTTGTTTTATTCATGTTCTCCTCCTGGATCGTTAGGATCTAATGCTATCTTGTATGGATTACCTTGTTTATCTCTAGCCCAAGTATAACCTCGCTGTCTACCCACACTATGGTATGAATCAAATTTATAATTAATACCTAATTGTTTTTTTGTGAATATAATACCACCAATCACTATTGCGTGTGCTATCACACTGGTAGTCACATTTATTCCTATACTGATGAAACTCTGTGTTATAAGTGCGAATATGAATGCCCACATAGTTGCTAACACCATTAATATTTGAAATCTAGTTACTTTGGGTAATCCTCCTTTGAATGCTTTATCTTCATCAAAAAGTTCTGGCAATAGATATTTCACAAACTTGTACATATTATTTGAAAAACCTTTTAAACTTATCAATACTATTTTGTAAAGGCATATAAACTTTTTCAATGAAATCAATGTGTTTGGTTAGACGTTTATCCAGCCCATCAATCTTATCGTTTAGTTGTTTCATTTCTTTTAAGAAAACTTTCTTATTGTCTGCCATCGCTTTCTTTATTATGTCTACTTCGTTAGTCATTTTTAATATTCTTCACTAATTTTAATTGTTCTAATAATTTTAATTTTTTTTGTTCTTTAATCAATTGGTTTTGAATTTTAGTCTGTGCTTCTAGTAAGCCAGACACCTTACCTAATTGAGCCATATGATTGTATGCATTGTATTTCTTCATAGTCATCTATATTACCACTGGTCCTTAAAATCATTATACAACGAATATTTTGCAGTCAGTTCGTCACCTGCTTTAATGGGTTTTGTTGTTACTAGATATTTTACTGGCAATTGATGCCAGAAGCCTGCAAGATTCTTACAATTAGGGTTATATGAATGATTGTAAAATGCACCTAAGGCAGTTCTAATTGCTCCGTGCGAAAAATTTTTATTCATGATATGCACAATACCCAGTACCACATCTTGATCAAAATCTTTTGTGGCAAACAAACCCAAGCCTTGTACACTTGACTCTTTAATTGTTATACCGTCTGGTAATGGTTTATACATCTTTAATCTTTCTAATCATTGTGGCTGTGTTAGGATACAGTTGATTCTTTATGTGTTCTTCATCAAACCCACTCATCTGTTTTAATTTTCCATTCACTTTTACAGAATAACTGTATGGCGGACCAGTCCAAGAATCCAGTTTTATATGTTCGTATCCTACTGCTATCATTTTAGATTTTTTCGCCAATTTCAAATCCTCTAAATCTCATAAATCTTGGAAATCTCAATGAGTATTCTTGATCACTGTCTTGATTTTTTGTGACAGCATCTGCTCTCACTTCCACAATTTGACCAATCAATTGATCCTTGTGTTTCCAAAACTGATCTCTATTATCATCAGTCAATCCAGAACCTACATTTGTTTTAATTGTTTTACCATCATCTAACCCTTCACAAATCAATGCACCCAGTTTGCCTACATTTCTGCCTGTGCCTTCTTCTGTGGCTTTGATTTCTAAACTTACTTCTATAAATGGTTTCAGTTTTAACCAAGCATGACTTCTTTTGCATTCGTACGAAGCATCAATATCTTTAATCATGATCCCTTCATAACCACCCTCTACTGCCCTCTTATTCACCTCTGTATAAGTCGTTTGACCTTCAGGTGTGCCTAAGTCTACAATTTCATGGTCCAGCACTGTAACGGCGTTTAAATTGGTTTTGTGTTGTTCGTACCATGCTTTTAACATCTGAGTTCTCAATGTTTGAGTTTTGTCCCATGTACCTTTTTTAAAATCTTCCAACGGTAAAAAATCAAATAAATGAAGCACAGCATCTTTGGCTGTACCACCACTCTTTCTGTGTACCTGTTTCATTAAGTCTTGAAAGTTTTCACTCATCACTTCACCATCCAACACAACTGGATATGGTGGAGGACTCTGTTTAACTACTGATGAAATTTCTTCTTGTATATGTCCAAAGTTGGTAAACTCTTTACCATTACGACTGAACATATCTACTTTGCCGTCTGGATACACAATAGTAACCACTCTGACACCGTCTAGTTTTACTTCCAACATCTTCTTGCCCACCAACTTCTTTTCATGATTGGTTGAATCGTGAGCAAGTTGGCAAGTAAACACGGGCACCATGTACTTGCCAAACTTGTTCTTTTTAGCCACAGAGTTCACAGTTTTTTCTGAAACTCCACATCTTAAATCTTTAATTAATATTCTTCTGTAAAAACCATTCCACTGTTCGGCAGTTGCTGAACTCATCACTAGCTCAATGGCATCTCTTGCCGCATGACCTGTAAGTTCTCTGGCGTGTAGTTTTTCTGCCAGCTCTTTAAACACTTCCCATTTACACCCTTGTGCAGATATCACATCATCTTTAGTGGGCACTTGTTTAACACCAAAAGTGTACAACTTATCCAAACACATTTTTAAGCCTTCAAAAAATTCATCCACACCTTCGTTCATAGCATCCAGCAGGATCTTCTCTTTAGCCAGTCTACTGTTGTCTGCTTCTAGTTTGGCAATAATTTCTTGCGGTTGTGTTCTCATTGTACTAATTTTATTATCTTTCGTCATAAATGTCAACTCCTATACTGGTTTTAATACTGTTTGTTTTGCTACATCTTTCCAATTTTCTGGAAAGGCTTTTGCCAAATCAGCAATTTTAAGCACAGTTCTCAAACTGATTTCTCTCAATTGTCTTTTATACTCATCAATAAAAGCCACAATTGATTGTTCAGTTTCGCTTGGCAATGCATATGATTTTAACATACCATCTGTCACAATCTGTTTAATTCTTAAAATCTTTTCTCTAATAGTGTCAATTGTTAGATCAATATAATGACATCTTGATTCCAGTGCTTCTAAATGATCTCTTAATTTTTTACTTCGCACATTATCAAATTTAATGTTTGTAATAAAAATCACAGAACCAGCAAAGTTAAATGTATCTGGCACACCTTCTCTTCTCAATGTATGTGAATCAGTATTCCAACATATCTTTCTAGTCTTCTTAGAATCCAACGCCGCTTTCAATATGTTCAAACTCAAATCGTCTAGTAATATTGAATCACAATCATCAAACACCAACACATTGTCAGGATCAGAAAAGTTGTACAATTTACAATACAAACCTATTGAGCTCATTGCACCTTTAACAACTTCGTATTTGGGTCTTGTGTTACCCAATGTGGATACAACACCATATCTGTCAAGCACCTGCTCAACTCCGAATGATTTACCAACACCTGGAGGTCCTGACACAATCATTGCTCTCACATCACCTCGCTTGGTGGCTTTGGTCATGTCTGTTAAAATGTTGAATCTCTGTCTCATTCTTTCAACAGTTTCTGCATCTGATTCTTCTTTGGGTTGTTCTGGAGCAGAGTCTCTCAATTGATTCTCATTCTCCACATTAATTCTGATTTGTTTTTTTGTAGCACCTGGATACTTTGTCAAGTCCTCTATTTTAACTGTAATAAATCCACCTTCTTTATGAGGGTGTGGTTGATAACCTTTTACAAGTTGGAAAGTATGATTCTCTACTGAAGTTTTTCTGTAAGTGCCTTCTAGTACGTATATTGTGTTTTTCATATGTGCCCTTTTTGTTGCCTTAATTATTTTTGCCTTATAGTATTATTATAGTTTCTGACTACCAAAATGTCAACCAATTAATCTGCTCTGCTTTCACTGTAACAAGTTAAACCATACTGGTTTTCTAACACTTTAGCGAAGGCATCACAAGCCACTTCTTTGATATCCATTGACTGAGTGTGTCTATACTCGTGGTCTTTTGGCATGATATCGTAGTAACTTATTCTGTATCCTCTTGATCCGCTTGATCCAATACCAAACTTCTTAAACCAACTAACCAATTTTCCTCTGGCTGGGTGTATCGAAACATTGGCGAAACCACAGTACATGGCTTCTTCTTTGTCTTTCATGTAATCGTCAACTGCCTTCACGGCAACTGTTGTGGCGTTATACCATATCTTGCTGGGTTCTACTTTTGCGTTTACAAATTTTACTACTTGTTTTACATCTTCTGTTATCATTGTGTTTTCCTTTGTTGTT